GTGAAGCTCACCGCTGACGAATGCGGCGTATCGGAGCAAACGATATGGAACTTGCTTAAATTATTCGAGCCGGGGAAGCCAGTAAAAACAAAGCGTCGAACCAACTAAAAGATTTTTTTAGTGCTTAAGCAAAAGTTCAAGCCTAATTTCGTTCCGTGGTTGCAAAAATATACATCCCTCAACCCGGTAAAGACCATACCATTGGTTCGTATGAAGACGAACAAGGACAACTCATCCGAGGAGTTGAGGTTCAGGATGTAGTTTCGCAGGTAGAAAAACTTCCAATGGAAGGGGTAACCCTTCTTGAGGTGTATATCGAAAGCCCCGGCGGGGTAGTCGAAACCGGCGATCAAATCTATGAGTATCTGGAAGCTCAAAAGAAAGAACGCAACCTCAAAATCAAAACCATTCAAACCGGCCCGCTCGCGTCTATCGCGACTAAACTGTGGGCTGTAGGAGATGAGAGAGAGGCTGACCCAACAATGCCTTTTTTGATTCACAATCCTTGGAACGACCCGGGACCCGGTGACGCCAAAGCGCAAATGGAAAACATTGAGCGCTTGATGGAGGAAGAGGCAAAACTTCGAAAATTCTACTCGCAGCGTTTCGGAATCACTGAATCAGCCTTGGAACCTTTGATGGATAACGAAACCGAACTCACCGGGGAAGAACTCATCGCGCTCAAATTTGCAACTTCATTAAAACCAATAAAAGTCATGGCTCTTAAGAAGCCCGAAAAGAAAGCGAAAACCCTCAAAGAAAGGGCAGCCGCTATGTATAAAACTATTTTCGGGAAAGACCCCGAAAAAGCAGCAGATGAAACCAAGTCGCTCGATGTTCCATTAACCGATGGAACGGTTCTTGTAAGTGACGCCGCCGATCTGGCCGGATTGAAAGGATCGAGCGTTACAATCGAGGGACAGGTCCCCGTAGATGGCGACTACCAAGCAGCAGACGGCTCTACGGTGAAGGTCGTTGGTGGTAAAGTTGCTGACGTAGTCGCCGCCCCGGCAGCCAAAAATGAGGATATGGCGGCTTACGAGGAACGAATTTCGAATCTCGAAGCCGGCGTAAATACTATCCTTCAAGCGCTCGAAGGTATGCCTCAAGCAAACGCAGCAGCCGTAACCGCGGCTTTGTCAACGGTGAAGAACGATCTCAATACAGAGATCACCAATCAAATCACTACGCTACGCGCGGAGATCGGTACAGAACATTCTCCGGCTCGCGCTGCCGCTGTTTACTCGAACAAAGTAAGCAAAGACAAGACCGAGTTCAGAAGCATCTCGGATGTTATGGCCCTTAAAGCCGAAGAACGCAAAAACAAAAAGAAGTAAAAGCATACAGCTATGGCAGTAAGTCCAAATCTAACCTCGAATTACTACGGTGATGTACTTGAGTATATCATTACGGAGGCCGTTGTAGGGAATGAAGCGGTAGACAAAGGTTCAATCTACGTCATCCCTGACGTTCAAAACAAAATCAGTATCGCGAAAATGGTTTCGTCAGCCAACCCGATCATCGACCGGGAAGCGATGCCGACGACCAAAAGCGCTACCGTTACATGGAGTGAAGCAACGCTCACTCCGGTAGACATGATGATCTACATTCCGGACATCAACCCTCGCGTTTTTGAAGCCGCTTGGAGACCGTTCCAGCCCAAAGGAAATCTCCCCAACCGAATCCTCGACCCGAATATCCAAAAGACGTTCGCGGACGTAGTGATGAAGCAAGCTCAGAAACAACTCGGAAGGCTGTTCTGGTCAGGAGACACCACTTTGGCGTCTTCAAACCCGCTGCACTTCTTCAACGGTTACATCACCCGTGCCGCCGCAAGCTCGACTAACATCGACGTGGCAAACCTCGGGGTAATCACTCCGGCGAACATCATTGCGGTTTTGGAGGCCGTTATTGCGGCGATCCCGGACGCTTTGTTTGACGATCCTGACTTTATCATCCACATGTCCACCGCGACTTTCAGGATGTATCAGGCAGCCGATCGCGCACTCCTCGTTAAAGGTTCGCCTACTTACGGCGCCGCTGACGAGATGTACGGCGGAAAAGAAATCAGATACTACAGCCAGTTTCCAGCAAACGTTATTTTGGGTTGCCGCGCCTCTACAGGTCCGGAATCGAACTTGTACGCCGCAACTGATAAGATCAACGATGCGGAAAACTTCATCATCGAAAAACTTCGTCCTGAAGGCGAACATTATTTCCTCAAGGCGTTGTTCAAGATGGATGCAAACTTTAGCATCGACAGCGAGTCGGTGTATTACCTCGGAAGCTAATTTTTAAAACAATGGCAGCAATAACCGTACTAACTAAATTCGCGACGGCTCCCGATAACCAGAGCTACAACGGCCAAGGTATCAAAGCCTTCACTCAAGCGTATGCCGCTACATCGATTCCGGCTCTTAAGACCGGCGCGAAAGAGCAACATGTATGCTACGCGCAGCTTACCGGCGCAATGACGATCAACCTCGCTACCGTAGTAGCTCAGTTGCAACAGTTTGATATTGTCTACTTCCACTTCAACGCGGACGCCGGCGGCGCGAGGGTTGTTACTTGGGGTACGAACATTATCGCGCCGGCAGCTACGTTGTCCGTGACCGCCTCGAAAGACGCGACAGCCGTCGGTATCTTTGACGGAACGAATCTCAAGATTTTCGCAACCGCCGTAGGCGCATAATAAAACATCATGGCAGCAATAACACAAGCCACCCGACACGAGGGCGCGGTAACAGTAATCAGAGCTTACGCTGCAGTAGACGCGCCTGTCCTATACAGCAGGTCGGCCCTCGATTTGCATGTATGCTACGCGCAGCTTACCGGGAACATGACGATAAACGTCGACAACTCGAAGCTTCAGCAGTTTCAAGAGGTGAGTTTTTACTTTTCCTCGGACGCATCGAACAGAACGGTGACTTTCGGAACTGGTTTCGTAGTGACCCCCGGCGGCGGTCTAACAGGAAGCTCTTTGTCGATTCCGGCGAGTTCGGACGCGATCGTTAAAGCGATCTACGACGGAACGGCGCTGAGAATAGCCGGTATACACGTACAAGGTAGAGGAACTACTTTGGAGCAACCGGCCTACGCGGCGACCTTAGAGATAACGGACCAAGCAGCAACAAGGCACATATTTTTCCCGGCGCAATTAACAGGAGCGTTAACCGTAAACGCTACCAACTTAACGAAGGCGATTTTGGGAGATGAATATGTGTTCCACTTCCAAGTGGATGGAACTCAAAGGATTGTGACGTTTGGAACGAACATCCTTTCGAGCGGAACAATAACGATTCCCGCGAATAAAACCGCGACCGCTCGCGGATTCTTCAACGGAACGAACATCTGTATTAGCAACAGAGAAATAAGCGCATAAAAATGGCTTGTGGAGCAATAAATACCGGGTCTCAAATTAACTGTAACGCCCTCCTTCCGGGCGGTATCGGCGGCGATAGCCGCTTGGTACTGTACAACTACATGGAGGTATCGGGCGTTACGGAATCACCGAGCATTCCCGGTCTGGTTACCGCAATCACTCTCACTTCGGGAGCTTCCGGATACCAATTTCAAGGATACAAAGTATCTTTAAAACCTTCGGTAGACGTAGTGGCCGGCGCTTCGGGGCAAAATCTGTATAAGCACAGAATTGCTTTCGTAATCTTCGAGAACTCACAGCTTCAAAAGAACAACATACAGCGCCTCGCGTTGGGTCGTTACATTGCCGTATATGAAAACAACGGTAAGGACGCAAACGCCTTCGAAATCATGGGTTTGGGTTCTGGTATGGAATTGAAGCCTCAAAAAATCCGCGACCTACAGGAGAACAACTCAGCTTATATGCTGCTTCTGGAGACCCCGGACAATGAGTTGGAGACGAGGCTGCCTCAAACTATCGGAACGTCATACAGCGCAGGAAAGACCGTCGTAGATGGCTCTTTGTTCTTGCCTACGATCTCTAATGTTTCGGATTTGGCCGTACCCGCTACAGGCGGCGACGCTGAAACGATCACCGGGACGAACTTTTACGGTTCGCTCGCGGTCGCTTCTGAGGTTACGTCCGTCGTTTGGGTTAATCAGGCAACGCTCGCCGAAGTCAATCAGGCAACCTATACCGTTGTTTCCAACACGTCTATTACTCTCACGAGTCCGGTGCTTACCGCCGGGCCGTATAAGATCAGGGTAACGACTCGAAAAGGATCAGTGGAATCTGGACAAATCATCGTAGCGTCATGATAAAGAAAGTAAGATTCAAGCCAGAGCACGGCGTTCTTCGGAGAAACGGACACGATCCGATTCATTCTGGGAATTTAACGATGGAAGTTTATAACAGCCTCGTGGCCGAAAATAAAAACTTCGCCGATCTCTTTGAACTATAC